GCTCAGTTCACCCAAATTCTGCCCCATGATGTACAGGTAAGGGAGCTAGGCACAGGCAAGAGCCGTAGGGAGGTCTTAGAGGAGGCAGGGCTAACGATCACGATTGCGCCTAGATTGTCTGTGGCTGACGGGATACAGGCTGTCAGAAGGCTATTACCGAGGTGCTGGTTCCATCCGAGGACTAAGCCGGGGTTGGATGCCTTACGGAACTACCGCCGAGAGCATGACGAGCGTAGGCAGATATTCTATGAGAAGCCGCTACACGATTGGTCTAGCCACATGAGTGACGCTTTCCGGTATCTGGCTATAGGTCTTGACGAATCAGATAGTTCATGGCAGACAACATTGCCAATTTCGACGAAATGGATTGTATAATCAGCAAAACCCGTTAAGGATTTGCTATGAAGATGGATGACGGTCAGATCAAGAGTATTATCGAAAATGAAATCGATAACTCTATTGGGTACATTGATACCGAGACTACAGACCAACGGGCTAAAGCCCTAGAGTATTACCTACGTTATCCCTATGGTAACGAGGTTGAAGGGCGCAGCCAGATCGTCACTGGCGAGGTAGCTGAGGCTATCGATGGTGCGTTGCCACAACTTATCCGAGTCTTTACGACTACCGAGGATATTGTCTCTTTTGAGCCACAGACTCCAGAAGATGAAGCGTCTGCTAAACAGGCTACCGACTACTGTAATTGGGTGTTCTACCGCGAGAATGACGGTCTAATCATCCTGCATAACTGGTTCAAAGACGCGCTGATGATGAAGGTCGGCGTGGTCAAGGCTTACTGGGAAGCCAAAGAGGATGTCAACAAGGAATCTTACAAGAACCTGACAGAGGATGAATTAGCCCTGCTGCTGTCTGATCCTGCTATTGAGGTAGTGAGCCAGAATGTCGAGTTTATCGATGGTGGGCTAGACCCGATGGGTATGCCGATCCAGATTCCGATGTACTCGGTCAAGGTCAAGAAGGTTAAGAAGTACGGTTGCGTCAAGATTGAGAACGTACCGCCTGAAGAATTCCTTATTAGCAAATCCGCAAGAACTATTGAGGATAGCCCGTTTGTGGCTCATCGTCGCTTACTGACTCGTAGTGAGTTGGTAGCGATGGGGTTTGATAAGGATGTGGTCGAGGGATTGCCTTCTTACGATGCAGGTCTGTGAGGTCTATGAGTGCTATATCAAAATTGATATAAATGGCGACGGTATCGCAGAGCTACGGAAGATTACCTACGCTGGCAACGAAATCCTAGATGACGAGGAATGTGATCTAGTTCCGTTCCATAGCCTGTGTCCTATCCCTATCCCGCACAAGTTCTTTGGTCAGAGCTTGGCAGACCGGACAATGGACATCCAGCTAATCAAGTCCACTGTAACCCGTCAAATGCTCGACAACCTGTACCTGACGAACAATGCCCGTTTGGGTGTGGTTGATGGTCAGGTGAACTTGGATGACGCGCTAAACGCTACTCCGGGCGCGATTATCCGTATGAAGTCTCAGGGTGCGATTATGCCTGTCGAGGTTCCTGCGGTAACGGCTCAGGCTTTCCCGATGCTTGAGTACATGGATGCGGTTCAGGCTAAACGGACAGGCGTTAGCGACCAGCAACAGGGTCTTGATCCTGATGTACTGAATAACGTGAGTGCTACGGCTATTGCCGCGATGATGAAGTCAAACTCTGGCAAGCTGGAGTTGATCGCTCGAATCTTCGCGGAGACAGGCGTTAAATCGCTGTTTAAGGGCATTTTGCATCTATTGGGCAAATACCAAGACCAAGCAAAGATTGTCCGTATGCGTGGCAAGTTTGTTCAGTTTGACCCTCGTACATGGACGAATCAATACGATGTGGCAATTAACGTCGGCTTGGGTTCAGGTGATCGGGATCAAAAGCTAGCCATGCTCCAGATGATTCTAGGTAAGCAGGAGCAAGCCCTGACTCAGTTCGGTGCGTCTAACCCATTGGTGTCGGTGGCTCAGTACCGAGATACCTTGGCTAGACTGATTGAGTCGGCTGGATTTAAGGATGCTAAGGCTTTCATTAACGAGATCAGCCCTGAGCAAAACGCACAACTGTCACAGCCACAGGAACCGCCACCAGATATGCAAGCAGAGGCTACTCGTCTGTTGGCTCAGGTAGAGCGTGAGAAGACCGAGGCTAAGGCACAGATTGAGGCTGCAAAGCTCCAGCTAGAGAAGCAGTCAATGGAGGCTGAATATACTCGTAAGGGTATTGAAATAGCTATGAAAGCCGAGCAAAACGCAGCAGATATGCGGATTAAGGAAGCAGAGCTAGCGGTTAAGCAGTTGCAAGCGATTCTAGCGATGGACTTGGCTGACGAGGATAGCCGCAACAAACAGGCTGATATTGTCCTGAAGGCTATTAAGGAACTGGGTAACCTAACTAAGGGTTCAAATGGACAAATCTCTATGGGCTGAGAATCTGCTGAAAGACGAGTTGTTCCAGCAGATGATGTCAGAACTAAAGGCAGCAGAACTTAACAAGTTCGCAATGAGTCAGTATGATGACATCTCGACTAGAGAACAGGCATACATGACGCTTAGGACGCTAGAGATTGTTGAAACGTACCTTGAAGGCTTAACGGCACAGAAGAAGATTGATGCTAAAAAACTAAAGATTTTGTAATCCGAGTCGGGCGGTTCCCGATATAATTTAGGAAATATATATGAGCGATACTGGAAGTATGACCCCGGAAGGGAATACACAGTTAGACGTAGGTGGTGCAGCCGACGCTATCATGGGTCTTATGGGTGGGCAAGAAGGCTCCGAACAGGAACAACCGGAAACTCAACTCGAAGCCAATGATAGCGAAGCCGAATCCGAGGAGTCTTATGACGAATCGGAGGTAGAACAAGATGAAGGCGAAGAAGAAGCCGAGGAGCCTCCTAAATACAGGGTGAAAGCCGCTGGTGAGGAACGTGAGGTAACCCTTGACGAGCTTATCAAGTCTTATCAACTTGGCACAGACTATACGAAGAAATCGCAAGCCGTAGCTGAAGAACGTAAGGTAGTCGAGGCAGAACGACAGCGTATCGAGGAAGCCAAGTACTTACGAGACCAGTATGCGGAACGGTTGCAGATTATCGAGCAGATGCTCAATCAGCAGCCAGAAGGTGAAAACCTAGAAGCACTGAAGGAAAACGATCCAATCGGTTATGCCATCGCATATACGGATCAGCAGCGGAGAAAAGAGCAGTTAGCTCAAGTCCAAGCTGAACGACAGCGAATTGCAGAACAGCAACAGCAGGAACGTCAGGAGCAACTTGGTCAGGTAATACAGGCTGAGGCTCGTAAACTGGCAGAGGCATTACCTGAGTATGCTGATCCGCAAAAGGGTGAAGTAACTCGGCGAGAACTGAGGGAGTTTGGCCTAAAGTTAGGGTTTTCAGAGCAGGAATTATCGGGAGTATATGACTCTCGGCAGGTTCTAGCGTTATGGAAGGCGATGCAATACGACAAATTACAGTCTGCAAAGCCGGGAATCACGAAGAAGGTAAACGAAGCTCCGAAGGTAATGAAATCGGGTGTTTCTCAGCCTCGTGATGGTAACGATGAACTGCGAAAGTTAAAAGCGAAGGCTAAGCAGACCGGAAGGGTTGCTGATGCCGCTAAAGCATTTGAACGATTTTTATGAGGAATTAAATCATGGCAACATTTACAGCACATAGCGCGATTGGTCAGCGCGAAGATTTGACCGACATCATCTATGACATCTCGCCAACTGAGACGCCATTCATGTCGTCGATTGGCAAGACTAAGGCTACCGCCGTTTATCACGAGTGGCAGACTGACTCGTTGGCTGCTGCTACTACGGCTAACGCTGCGGTTGAAGGTGCAGACGCTACATCGGCTACTCTGTCGCCTACCGTTCGTCTTGGTAACTACACTCAGATCATCCAAAAGACTGTTCAGGTCTCCGGTACTCTGGATGTTGTCAATAAGGCAGGGAGAAAAGCCGAAAAAGCGTACCAACTCGCTAAAGCATCCAGCGAGCTAAAGAGAGACTTAGAGACAATCCTGTTGTCTAACCAAGGTCGTTCGGCTGGTTCGTCCACTACCGCTCGTAAGCTCGGCTCGATCCTGTCGTGGATCAAGACTAACTCGGACGTTGGTTCGGGTGGTGCTGACCCTGCGACTATCGGTGTTTCGACCCGTACTGACGGTACTCAGCGTACCTTCACTGAGGCTCTGCTGAAGACCGTTGTTTCCGAGGTGTTCGTATCGGGCGGTTCTCCGAAGATTCTGATGGTTGGTGCTGCTGGTAAGCAGAAGGTTAGCTCGTTTGCTGGTATCGCTGCACAGCGTTACATGGCTCCGGGCAATACTCCGACCACCATTATCGGTGCTGCTGACGTTTATATGTCGGACTTTGGCACGATGTCGGTTGTTCCTAACCGCTTCATGCGTACCCGCGATGCTCTGGTACTTGATCCTGAGTACGCAGCACTTGCTTACCTGCGTCCGTTCCAGACTAACGATCTGGCTAAGACTGGTGACTCTGAGAATACTCAGTTGCTGGCTGAAGTCACTCTGGAAGTTAAGAACGAAGCTGCTCATGGGATAATCGCGGATCTGGACATGGCTCTGTAACGGATTTTATTATATAATACTCCCACAGTTAATCGTGGGAGGTTATATGAAATGCGTTGTAGAAGATTGCCAGAGCAAAGTAGTTGGATGGGGATACTGCCAGAAACATTACGTAAGAGTAAAAAAGTATGGCAGTCCCCATGCTAAGAAGAAAGATCAAAGCACTTTAGAAGAAAGATTTTGGCGATTTGTAAGCAAAAAGTCTGAATCTGAGTGTTGGGAATGGGAAGGGCAAAGACTTCCAAGCGGCTACGGTCGTATAAGTTTGGGTGCTAAAGAATTAGGTTCCGATGGAGCGCATAGAGTAAGTTGGAGGATGCATAACAAAGCTGAGATTCCGCAAGGTTGGCACGTAATGCACAAATGCGACAATCCAAGTTGCGTAAATCCAAATCATCTAACGATTGGAACCGCGAAGCAGAATACGCAAGACATGATTACCAAAGGGAGAAAGAGAACAGTCTCTCCTAAAGGTGAAGGTAACGGCAAGTCCTTGCTAAATGAAGAACAAGTAAGGACAATTAGAGCAAGCAAACTCAGCCATGCAGCTATGGCTAGGGAACTTGGAGTATCCCCTAACTGTGTCCGGGGAGTAAGAATAGGACGCACTTGGACACATATTCAATGAGCAACCCGATACGGACTCAGACAGTACACGCAGACGGTGACGGTGGTATCGTCATTGAGACTAAGCAGGACATCACGGAGATTCTTGAGGCTAACAAAGCCCAAAGAGAGTTTGATAAGCAGCGACTAGGATTCCTAAACGAGTTTCACCATATCGGTAGGATTCCGTACACTGTGATTGATGACCTGAACCAAAAAGGAATTATGCGAGGTTTTGCTGTCATAGATCAGGACAGATTCGCACAGTTTCTTAATGGTACAGAACTTGGTCAAGCCTGTAAGACGTATCGGGGAACTATATGAGAGTTGGTGTTTGCGTACCATGCCGGGATGAGGTGCATACTGGTTTTGCTTTTGACTTTGCTCGGATGGCAGCGCATGATGCGTCAGTACGTTGCAAAGATGGTAAAGGCGGTTTAAGTTTATACACAATGCCGGGAACGCTGATATTTGACCAGCGTGAGAAGTTGGCAGAAGTGGCATTAGGTGAAGGATGTGACGCGCTATTGTTTATTGATAGCGATATGCGGTTCCCGCATGACATCATTACCATAATGTTAAGCCGAGATGTGCCGATTGTTGGGGTAAATGCAACGA